ATTGTAGTAAGTTGCAAAAACGTAACCGCTTCCGTCACGAGCGACGACCTTACTTGCTGTTGCTGTAGTGGTGGCATCGACGTTTAGTGTGACTGTACCAGAGGTTCCACCACCGGTTAGATAGCTGCCTGCTGTTACGCCCGTGATGTCGCCTACGTTAGAGGTCCACCCCGCATCGTTGTTAAACCCTGTCAGGTCTATATTGGCTTTGGTTAGCTTCCTCTGTACACCGCCTGTATCGACAACTACAAAATAATCGCCGTCTCCATTGGTGGTGGAGGTTGTTAGCTCGTTCAGGTTCAGAGTAATAGTTGGGGTTGCCCCCTCGCTTGAAGCGCTTCCGTCTAGGCCCGCACCAGTTGCAATAGTCGCAACGTAGTTACCAGTGGTGTCTGTACCCAAAGCAACAGAGTTAGCAGCTATGGTTGCGGCAATGCTTACGTTACCGCTGCCATCAAAACTACCCGAAGTGCCTGTGACATCACCCGTTAAGCTGATTGTCCTGCCTGTAGCTAGAGTGGTTGCAGTCGTAGCGTTACCAGACAACGCACCAGAGAATGTTGTGGCAGTTGCTGTGCCAGTAACGTCTATGCCTGTGGCGGTTGTGGCGAGTTTGACTGCGTTGTCATAGTAAAATTCAGCCCTACCATCCCCATCAAAATATGCTAAATACTCAGTACCTGCCCCATTTTTTATGGCGAGTTGATCTGCTTGAATCCACATCTCATTTGGCAATTCGGATTCAATAATATTTCTAGTGCCATTGTGATAAATCTGTAGATCATTACCCGCACCAAACGTAGCCTTGTCGTTATCGCCAAAGGTCATGTCTCCAGAGGAAACAAAGCTAGTACCTGTAATAGCCCCCGCACTAAAGTTACCAGAGGCATCCCTAGCGACTAGTGTAGAGGCAGTATTGGCTGTATCGCTTTGCAGGTCTTCTGCGGCAGCAGTGACAAAAATAGTCGCGTTACCAGAGAGGTTAAGCAAAGACCCCGTGCTACTTTCATCAAGCGTACGGGAAAGCGTCGTACCCGACGCCGTATAAGTGCCCGTGCCTATTTCCCACGCAGTGCCGTCTTCTATGGTGTACCGGACAGTCTCGGCGTTTGCTACCCCAGCATCTGCAAAAGTCTGAAACCCTGCTATCGCAGAGCCAAGCGTAACTGTCCCTGTCCCCGTCGTAGCGGTGGACATTTTAGCTCTATTTACTAACGTCACCATAACTAGGGTCTCGAGGTTTAGGCAATACGGATAATAGCGTTGCTCGCATCAGCAGCAGGGAAGACAATAGTAAAGTCACCCGCAGTTGAAGTTTTGTCTGAGCCAAAATCCAGAACCGCAACAGCAGGGTTAGTGCCGCCGTCAGCCAAGTAGATCAAAGCGCCACGAGCAGTAATAGTCGCTGAAGACCATGTAGTGTCCGCAAAGTCTAAGAACGCTGTGGTGCCACTTGAAGCAGGGTTCGCTGAGATAGTCAGCGTGTTTCCGCCCGCAGTGTAGCCTGTGCCTGAGACTTCGTTAGTTACGCTGTATGCAGTAGTAGTCGCATCCAGTGTAGCCGCTGAAGTGAACAGAGCGATCTTGAACGTCTGTGCTGTACCGCTGCTGAAGTCGAATGTTCCGTCAAGAACACCAACTTTGAATGATGTTGCCATCGCTTGTGTAATAGCCATTTGTGTTTCCTCTTAATAAACGCTATTTAATTTTCCCGTATTGTTAAGATACGGCAGGTCTCCTAACTAGTCCGGTGCGGTAAGCGTCAGTGATTTCCTTCGCCTCTCCGAAGTTCTTGAGTGCGACCACGGCTTCCATAAACCGTTTGTCATAGTTCTGCATAAGATCTGGCTCACCTTTCATATAAGTGTACGCTTCGATGAGAGACCCATACAACATTGCCAACTCCGCGTTTTCACTGAGCCAAGTAGATGCACTATCTGCACCAGAAGTAAGGCTGTTAGGGCGGTAAAAATAATGCAGCTCCACAGTAAAAGTATCACTAGGGGTTGGGCTAACAATAAAATAGTCTGTGTTAAACAACGCATAATACTTAGGTTCACCCGTGGCTGTAGCATCAGGGTTATATTCTTGAACATAGTTTACATCTTTATAGTCCAAAAACACTTTGTTACCATTGCTGTCTGTATAGGACAACGAAAACGGTGCTAAAAAGTCGTTCGGGCAACCAAGATACTGGTTGCTCGCTGAAGTGTTCGCGGTAGCATTCTTGCGGAAAAACGTAAGCTGCACGTTTTTAAGTATGCGCTCCTCCGCTGCCCGTATAAATATAGGCAGGTTGTTGACAAAACTAGTCTCCGTGTTTTGGGTATAGTCTTGTATCGCTTGCTTTAACTCACCGTAAGTAAAACTCATGACGTAACCACCGTTACCCAACCAACACACCCGACACCGGTAACAGGGCCGAGCGACTCATTTTCCACAACGGGAATACCCACATACACATTGTAAGGCTCCACCCTATCTGTTCTAGGATTATGCAACGCTTGTGGGTCAGCCGGTTTAGTGATCGGTTCTAGCTGAGGGTGTTTTGGCTCAAAACACTCTTGACAAACCTTAAACCCTGTCCACTCCACCTGCATACTTAAATAAGGGTATTGCTGCCCACATCGGTCGCAAATAGCTAAGGACTGTATCCCAATGGCATACGTCATTAGTACACCCCGTAATAATCTTTATTCGGTGTGAGCTTTAAATTAGCTCGGTCGCGGTCTTCACTTGCCGCTCTTTCAAACTCTTCTTCGTAAATAGCTTTTAAAAACTGGGTGCGGTCGGGTGCTCTTTTTAAACTAATATAGTAGGCCAAACCCGCCGCCAAACAGGGGTAAAACCTGAAAGGCATTTCTAATGTATTCTGTTGAGTATCTGCATCGTCTATACGAACTAACCTATCAAACACCAGAGTATACGCTTGGTCTGGTGTAGGCCATACATTCACATTAGGGTTTATCTGTCTGTCGACATAAAACTCAGTCGGCCTCGCTTGCGTGTTTTTGGTAGGGATGTTCAAAAACTCCTGCCTACTCACCCGCGATATACTAATATCTTGTTGGTTGCTTTCGCCTGCGTTAGTACGCACCACAGCAGACAAAATGTCTATTGTGTCCGTACCTAGACTATACGCGGCTGTCCCTTGAACTAAGCTCACCGAAGTCTGCTCAATCGTCCACCGATTAAGTCCTCTATTTGCCCAGTCTGCCAACATCAAATTGAGAGACCGCCGAGCGGTTTTTAGGTCGTAGCCGGTACGGGCTTCTATCCCACAACGCTCGAAGGCCTCCTCAACGTATTCGGCAACGTCAAGCTCAAAATCTTTTGAACCAGATACAGCCATCATTTATTCCTTATGAGCATGGCCCTTTGACCATTTTGCTACCAGAATCGCCACCGTAGCGCATTTTTTTACGCTTAGTAGATTCACCGTAGCCTCCCATTGCCATAGCTTTGCGGGGGGACTCCATCATTGAACCACCACCCATTTTCTTTTTACGATCTTTCATAGGAAAACCCTCTTGCATGTTCTTGTATGCTGCCGGAGAAATAGTTGACTCGCTTTTAGAGCGGGAAGTCCCTGCTTTTTTACGAGCATTTATGTTGTCGTACAGACCTCTTGCCATTGTAGTCACCTGCTTGGTTTCTTGTCCGCGTGTTATCGGCACTAGCCTAAACCTTTGAGTAGCTGCAAAAGTGTGTCGCTATTAACTAAACCACCAAAAACTACCGCACCAACTAAAACCCACTTAGCTTGAAACAAGGCTTTTTTGACATCCCGCATGTCGGTATGCAACTCTTCCACTTTGCTGTAAATATGCTTTTGAGTTGTACGCATTTCCGTGAACTCAATTTCAAGCTCGTGTACTGTTTTAGCCATCATTCCTCCACTTACCACGCTTTGCATGACCAATACCTTGCCGAAAATTTATCTTTGGCGGTATCGCAATTGTGCCTAGCGCGGAAGTTAGACCTACGTCCGGGAATGTTCTTTTTTATCGTCATGTTAGGGTCGCCAAAACGGACTAACTTGACCTCATCACCTTTTTTAGCCAACACCGCTGACTTTTTTGGGCCATTGGGTGTGCGTTTAGGCTTGTTGTATCCGGCAAATGTCTCCCCTCGGTAGGTTAGCCTACCGGAAGGGGTTCTTTTTACGTTCTTTGTACTAGCCATCTAATTCCGTACCATTCAAAATATAAGTAATATCTAACGTAGCAGAAGCGGTAATTGTCCCGCCTATACTGTCTGCTTGCGCCCGTACTTCAATATCGGTTTTTTCTGCAAAAGATATCGGGTTCCAATAACTAATCGCCGTAGAATTATTGGCTAATAAAACTCTGTCTTTTACTTGCATAACTTCGCCAAAAGGACGGCCCTCTAAAGTAAAAATGGCAAATTTACCCGAGCTAGAGGACGCTGAAACATCTTTTTGATGCAAATACGCCGTGTACCCTCTAGGCACTGTCCAAACACACATCAAAGTTTGATTATCACCAATTGCTATGGAGGCATACTTAGCCACCGGAACACCCGAAGCGGGTGTCGCTTCTGTCCCAACGTATAAAGTGCCTACATTTTCACCCGAACTTCCCGCTGAACGCACCACCATGCGAAATACCCGAATCCAATTAGACGCCTCTCCCAACTGAACGGCGCTTTGCCCGGCTAACGAAACCGTTACGTTTACTTCGTCATAGTTCGCGTCTAACCCGTACACCTGAACCGTTCGTGCCCCAGTGCCTGCTGACGTATCGTTTGCATCCGAACTTGAAACATACAAAGTCGAAGCCGCCGCAAGGTAGGTATATGTACCGCCTATCGTCCACACTGTTTCAGGAGACGTTCCTATATCCGAATTATAACCAAATTTATGTAACGAAATATGATACGAAATCTGGTTTCGAGATACTTGCAGCTCAAACGGCTCGCTAGTGCCTACACGAGATATGGAAGAGACTTGGCGAGCCATAGTGCCCCCTAACTGTAAAAAACAGTCATTGCCGTAATATTTGTTTCTACCGAAACATATATATCAGACACACGGATACCCTCATCCGGGATGTTAACCGAATGAGAATCATCTGTTTTAAAGTCAATATCTAAAGCAGTAGCGCCGCCATTACCGTCGGTAATAGTCAAACGACCGGCTCCAACATTGTCCGTTAAAACCTGTATTTGGCGTATACGAGCCGGACCTACTCCCGCAGAACCAGTGCCCGTTAGCCGTTTAGCTTTTACATCAGAACCAGCCATATCAACCTCCTAATTAAGAAAGGTTATTGTTCTGGATATACAGAATAGTAACTGTTGCTACACCAGCAGTTCCGTCACCATCAGTTGCAGTGAAGTCTGCTAATACTTGTAGGTCTGTGGTTCCAACATCAGTTGCTTCTGTGTCCAACGTACCACGAGTAGTTCCTGCAGACTGAACACTGGTAGACGGGATAAACGCATCTGCATCAGCAGAAGTACCTACAACAACGGTAGATGCAGTTCCATCATCATTAGCTGTAGTCACGTTAAGGATAGCGTCTACAATTTGAGAGTTAGCAGGAATGGTAGCAACTACTTGGTTTGCACTAGTCGCACCTGCAATGTCGATAACTTTAGACTGCGCCATCAGAACGTAGCCGACGTTCGCAACATTAGTACCAACGGTAGATCCAGTAGTATCTTTGATAGTCCCAGCTTTGATAGGACCAGAGAAAGTGGTAGTACCCATAAAGAAACACCTCTTGCACAAGGATTCGCTTTACAGAAAGTGCAACATCAGGGGGCATAGACCTGTCTGCAAAGCTATTGTGATGCCCTACTAGTCAAACTATACGCAAAAAAAGAGGGGGACACAAGTGCCCCCCTCAGTTTTTATCGTTTCACGTGAAACGATATTAAGCTCCAGGAGAGCCAAATACGCAACGTGGGTCCGAGACACCAAAGCTGTAACGCTCACGAGCTTTGTAGCGCACGTTGCCAGTCTCAAAATCACCTTCCATAGAAGTTTTGATCGCAGAGCGGACAAAATGCTTAAAGCCGTTCGGTGCATCCGTTTTGATGAAGAATGCGTCTGGATCGGTTAGGAAGTGGTTGACCACATAACCGTCAGGCAACATACCCATGTTACGGATTGCGTTGATGTCGTTATCAGCAGTGCTTGGACGCAAGTTACTAGCCATCAAGCGCTCAGCAACGAATTGCAGCGCAGGAGGGATAATTAGCTTACGGCCTTGCAGTGCAATCTTCAGGCCACGCTCGTCGATGAACGCCGAGATATCAATCAACGACTGTTCAAGTGACGTTTCGTTAAGGTCTGCCGCAGTTGCAAGCTCGTTTGCAAAGTTACCACCACCTACAGTTGGGTGAGCAGTAGAGCAGAGCTCTACACCGTCGCCGATCGTGTAGTTGCTATCGAACGCATTGTTCAGGATAGCCGCTGCTTTGACTTGCTTAGTGTTAGCCATACTACGAGCCAAAGCGCGTGTGTAGCGAGAGCTGAGGCGGTCGTAGAGGTTATCCTCAACGGCTTCTTCAGTGATCGCAAACGCAAGCGCGATTGTTTCGTGAGTATAGCGAGCAGTAAACGCTTCGTTAGCTGTGTCGTAAGATACAGCTGCGCCTTCACCCTTAACAGGTGCTTGGCCGAAGCCTGCTAACATGACTTCTTCTTCAAACGCTCGGTCTGAAGATTCTGTCTCGAAGATTTCGGCATGCTCATTGTCATACCTATCGTACTCCAGACCGAACAAGGCATTCAATCCTGGCTCAAGTTCTTTTAGGAGTTGGGAACGAGTAATCGCCATTTCCTATTCTCCTTATACACCTGCGCCAGTGCCATTAGCACCGTAGCGGTAGAAGTGATTGTTGAGTTGAACAATTGCCAAACGACCTGCGGCAGTTGCATCGTCACTGTTTGGCTGATCAGCAAAACCGACAATACGCATGTTTAAGGTGTTGGTAGTGTTCACCGTTGAGACAGCCAGTTCACCACTAGACATACCAGTAGTAGCATTACCACTAGTCGCCGAGGCAAAATCAGCATTTGCATGGACAGTTAAGTCCGCTGCGGCAGCATCACAATTGATCAAGAATAACTGATCAGGGTGTGCTGCGATAAGTGCAGTTGCAGCCGTACCAGACTTGACAGCAGCAGTTCCAGGCCACTTATTAGTGAACGTAGGAGTGCCATTTAAGTCAGTGTACTGACAACCAATAAACGCGCCCAGTATAGGTACAGTTCCGCCATCGGCGGCACCTACGATGTCAATCATACCGTTTGCTAAGGGGATAACGGGGGTGCCTTCGTAAATTACACTGGAGGTACCCGCTGTCGCCGTAGTTTGGATATCGAAGGACATAACACCGTTGGTGTTTGCACCTGCACCGAGCATTTTATAAGGCCGAAGGCCAAATGCGGCATCTATATTAGCCATTGCTCAGATCCTATTTTAATCGGAGGAACCTTTGTTCCCACCGAAAGTTACACGAGACTGCCTTTCAGGTTTAATGATAGGCATAGACGGATGTTGCTCCCGCATGAGATCATTGTCCACGGCGGTCATTTGATCTCTCGTCTGTTGACGGAAATGATCATTGCGCTGTTTACGTGTCTCTATTGGGAATCTACCAAGTACCAGTCCTCCAACACCAATAACACCTGCGTGTTTACCATCTTGGACGGTTGGTGCTTCGAAATCTGGATACTCATCGGCGCGAACTAGCTCAAAACCTTCGCGGAGGCGAGCGGACAGGTTCTTTTTATCGTCATAACCCATGATTGACTCACGAATCCAACGATGAACAAAACCTTCCGGAGCGGGTGGTGCGTCCAGTGTTGACGGTGGCCTCCAAGGCTTTGCTCTGGAGGATTTTTCCCTAGTTTGGGATGTGCGTGGGCTTCTTTCGGTCATTTAACCTTCCTCACGAATTCTGCATGCGGAGCAGTTGCTTCGCGTACTGTTGTTCAGTTATACCAAGTTTTTTTGAAATTGCAACTTGAGACGGAGATAGTTTGATTTCCCTACGACCATTACCATTCCCACCCCCTCGGCTCGCAGAGGCCACTTTTGGTCCTCCGGTTGCTTTAGGTTTAGCTGTTTGGAACTTATGTGGAAACTCTATGCGTATACGGTTATCTATTTCGGCATAGTAATCGTCGGAAGTAGGATCAAAACCCTCTACTTCTGTCAATTGCTTATGCAGGTACATAGCCGTTAGGGTCATAGGCTCGTCGCTACCAAACCATTCATTACGGCTTGCCCACTCTTCTGCACGAGGATCGGGCTTTGCTTTTTGTGGTGGTTGATACGGCTGCTGTTGTGGAACGGGTTGTGCATTGCGTCGCTCTTGCTCTTGCTTTACATAAGCAAGACGCTCTTGCTGTCCTGCTAAAGTAGCAATGCGTTGTTGCGCTTCGATTTGGGCATCGATGTCACCACGGTCAATCGCTCTTTTAAGTGTTTCTTTTAAAAGCTCGGACTCTGTCTTGACACGATTTTCAAACTCGTTGACATAAGAGGTATCCAACGACTTAGAGCGGTTGTTAGCCTCTTCCAACTGTTTTTGGACAGCTTGCGCATATTCCAAAGCAGCTTGCTCACGTCGCTCGGCTTCACGCATCTTGGCTGTTAGTTTGCCAATACGCTTTTGGACACCTTCGGTGTAGTTCTCTAACTCATCGTCAGATTCTTTTTTGGGTTTTTCGGAAGAGCTTTCTTCAGCGGAGGCTTGGGTAGCTTCTTCTTTAGAATCTTCAGAATCTTCAGAATCTTCTTCCACCGTGACAACAATATCTTCTTCATCGTTCTGGTCTTTATTTTGGACTTCTTCAGGCATGGTAGAGCTCCATGTTACAGATGCATTATGTCATCTGGGCTATTGATACTAGCGAGGACTTCGTCATCGTTGAGGAGGCGAACTTCTCCACCTTCTATTTTAAAACGGCTACCCGCATAACGACCAAAAATAATCCAGTCACCCTTTTTACACCAAGGTTCGGCTTGGTCACCAAATTTAACGGAATCCTTATATGCCAAAGGCCCAACTTTTAAGACATAACCACAAACAGTAGCTACGCGCTCTTTTTCTTGGGTTTCGGATGTGAGGATAATACCTCCGTCGGACTTCTTTTTACCTTGGTAAGGTAAAATGAGTATGCGCCAACCAGTAGGCGTGGGTAACCGATCCAATGCCTTTTCTGGTATTTTGCTAGGGTCTAACACAACTTTATCCGCGTCTACATAAGCCTCGGACAATAAGCCGTTGTCAACGTGTTTTGGGGGAGGAGGAGTTTTTTGTTCGCGAGCTATATGTGATGGCACGAGTATTTCACTCATCGTAATCTGATACCTCTTTTAGCAGGTCTTTTAGATCCTGTTCAGTTGTGGCAAGTTCCCCAAGACGACCTCGGAGTTCCTTGAAGGCAACAAAATCTGGAACAACACCATAACAAATGGTTTCTTGAATCATCTCTTGTCGTTGGCGCACATTCTTCAACATTTTTTCATAAATGTAAAGGTCGGACATTACACATATTCTCCGATGCGGATCATGGTTGAAACTTCGGTTGCGCGGGAGCCTACTTGAGCTGCCCAACGGGAATCTAAAAGTTCATCAGCGGCGGTATTCCAATCACAGCTTTCCATAGCAGCCAGCGCGTTTTTAAACTGTTTTAAACGGGGCATTCCTAAATTGAACACTAGGTTTATCATGGCGTCGCGGCGGACTTCGTCTAATTGCTTAAACCAATCAAAAGAAGCACCCAGTTCTTTGATGCACCTGTCTATATCGTTGCTGAGCAGGTAGTCTACTTCGTCGTCGGAGAGACCTAACCCACCATCTTGGTCTATGTTGCGCCCAACACCGATAGTCAAATACCCTGCCGAACATTTGTAGGCGTGTGAACGTACTCCCTCGTGGCGACGAAGAATCTCTACTACTTTATCCATAATTATTACCTGTTAAGTAAGCCAGCTATACCTACATACGGGTTTTGATAAGCAGGCATTGGTCCCATAGGAGCTTGCGTGAAATACTGCTCGCCCATGTTCCCATAGTTCATTCCGGGAGGTCCTAGCGTTACACTAGATGGGGCAGGGGTAGCCGGTTGTTGTGCGGCAGCGGGAGTTTGGTTGTAAGCAGGGTTGTTACCCAAAAAAGAAGCGAGGTCTACATTCTGCACCGGTGCGGCCCTAAATCTTTCTTGGTCTAGCCCTCTAACGGAGGGAGTGTCTATGTTAGTGGGGTTGCCACCACGCATAGCATTGATCTGGCCGTCGGTCAGGTAAGCAGGCTCGTAGTTCTCAAAGTTAGGAACAGTGGTTTGCGCAACGGGGGCAGCAGTCTGGGCGGTCATTTGTGGTACCGCATTAGCATAATAAGGGTTGTTACCCAAAAAAGCAGCGAGGTCTATGTTTTGGTTAGGCATCACTCTTCCTCTTTTTTACTGGTACTCGCACTGGCTCCAAAATAAAAAGAAATAATGGCGCTCACCAAACCACCCATATAACCTAAAACGAGGTTGATTAACTCCATGGAGTTTTGCTCTGGCGGCATGATAGTAATCATGGCGATATAACTACAGAAAAAGCCCACCATGACTATACCAATAAGCCTAGCTGTCCAGTCGGTTGCAAAATGCGTTCGGGCGTCTTGCTTATCTTTGGTTTCTAACTCAAAAATGTCGACTTCCATCTCTTTCATTTTGGCTTCGAACTTGAGCTCGGCCTCACGAATACGGACTAACTCTTCGGGTCCTGCCTCGCGCATCGCTTTGTCTATGGCTTTTGGCTCAGGCGCACAGCCTAAAACTTCAGCAATAACTTTACTGGCTACCCCGCCGATAGGTCCCCCCATCGCAGCACCCAACGAAGGCGCTACCGCCCCAATTAGTCCCTTCAGCTTGCCTAAGTTCATTTTTTGTGCCCCTGTAACTCTAAGTCAACAACAGTCCAACAAAGACTAAAGTGAGGAATACCGTCCAAAAACCAATCTGCACCGTAGTCGCAAATTGAATCTTACTCCACACCTTGGTGCCTATCTTGTCTAATAACTTGGTCACGGATTAACTCCTAGTTGTTTTACGCTTAGTGCGTGTTTTACCTGCTTTGCTCAACGCAATAGCGATGGCTTGATTCTGTGGTTTACCCGCTTGCATCTCAGTAGATATATTTCTACTAATGGTGCTTTTAGAAGAACCTTTTTTCAAAGCCACGGTTAGAACACTCCTGCAAACTTAGTACCACGCAAAGCTGCTCCTCCACCACGGCAAACTTTACTGTTAGTAGCTTGGTCGCTTGTGGCATCTAGAGTAGCATTGTTAGTGACAGCGGTGCCGCCGTCAGCCATTTTCTTACGCTTTTCTGGTTTAGAAAACGTGATCTCAATTTCCATGCCTTTCATCTTATCGTCTTTCATTTCTGCCTCCAAAGGTTGGCGGGTTGGCTTGCCGTTGTGCAGACTGCTGCATGCGCATGGCTGCAATGTCCTCGCTGGATTGTATACGCTCTCTGCCCAACGCGATGTTCTGGGCTTGGCGTTGTTGGTCTAAACGCAACTTTTCTTGATCGATTTGTTGGTCTGCTGCTTGGTCTTGCGCACGGAGTTCCAACTCCTGCTTCTTGATTGCCACCAACGGATCTTCGTCACCTTGTTGCGATGCCGGATTCTGCTGCTGGAACTGGGCGATCAACTGCGCTTGTATTTGGGCAACCATATCCTCATGCTGCTCGGGTGGCAACTGTTGTGCTTGCGGATTTTGCTGCATCTGTTGGTCGTGTATCACGCGGGCCTGCAAACCAAGATGCTCGTAGATGTGCTTTTCCAAAGTCATTAGGACCGGCGGCTGCATCTGCGCCACGCGGGAGTTCATGTACGCCAAGTGTACCGCAATATGCGCTTGGTGATCCTGCTCCGGGAATGCCTGCAACTTACCCTGCCCACCGGCAGCGGCACTTGCCTCTTGGTTCTCGGTGGCGGGGTCTTTAGGCTGCGGCTGCGGCTCGGGCTTGAGTATTTGGTCCACGTTCTGCACACCTAGGGCAGTGTAAACACGGCTGTAGGCCTCGCGTAAGTTGTGGAGTTCGGGTGCTGCTTGCGCCAATTTCAACTGCTCTTGGGCTAAAACCACTCGTTGCGACATGCTAAAGATGTTGGGATCGCTGACGGGAATGATATCCACCCTTGCGTCAAAATCTTCCGTCTTGATCATCGCTTCCACCCCTACCTCGTAAGGGTAAGGTTGGGGGTCTTGGGCAAATAACGCCGCAAGCATTTTTAACTCTTGCTTGAGGCTGCTATGTAGGCGCTTGTGTACGGCGCTGACTATCCGTGCCCCACGTTCTAGCAAAGCAATGGTTGTGCCAACGGGCATCTCTTGGTTGCCTTGGCCTACGCCCATGTCGGTAGTGCCTATAAACCGTTGGGCGGCCTCGACCACAAAACCCATCAACTGGAAAAGCGTCGCACTTGGCTCTTTGTACGGCAGCGGGATTATGCTGGCGCGTAAATCGCCTCCGGGAACGTCCACATCCCTAAACTCTCCTGGCTGGAGGGGATTATCGTCGTCGGCGATGCGCAAACCACGCGCCTTGAACCCGCTAGGCATATTAGCCAAGGTACCGGCGTCTACTAACTGGCGCAGGGTACTGGTAGCCGTGCGTGATAAATTGCCCAACAAGTGAATTAAGCCATAACCGTAAAACCCGAGTCCTGGAGTGAACTTGTAGTGGACAAAGTGCCGTATTTTATCCTTGCGGGGGTCTTCCATAAGGTAATTACGGCGTATGCTGACTACGTCGCCTGAATCTTTGCACACAGTAACAATATACGGCAGTTTAATGCCAGATTCCTCGCCATCTGGGAGGAGGTCTGGGTACTCTGGAATGTCCAAGTAGCAATGGCATTCGTAAAAAGTGAGTTGGGTGTCGGCACTGGCAGGGCTAACGCCGTCTATTTTGTCGTATTCTTCTTGGATTTGGTCTGCAGAATCACTGCCAGCAGTCACTTGTATGTCTAAATAGGTTCCGGCTACCTGCATTTTGCGGAATTCGTTCTCGGTTAGCTTAAAAACGTGTGTTACGCGGTCGGCTGATTGAAGATCGGTAGCAGTGTAGGGGACTATTACGTCCTCGGCGGGGATAAAGCGGCTTACGGGGCGACCTAAATTGTCATCCATGTAGACTTTTTTAAATGCACTGCCCGCCAAACCAACAAAGTAGAGCATTTGGTCGAATTCTGGCTCGAATTCTTCCATTTGGTACATCAGTTGGTAGTTCATGTAGTCTTGGACGCGTTGGGCTTGCTGCTCGGTAGCTGCGGAGGGCACACCAACAATGTTGGCTTTGACTGGCCCAGTAGCGGGGATCATCTCTTTGTACGCGCCGGACTGGAATTGCTGGACGGCCTCGTTCAAAACGGGGTGGGTTACGCCGGTGGCACCCATAAAGGGCTCGGTGCGGTTCTCGTAACGTAGGCCAAGCAGTTTGAGGCCTTTGGTGTAGGCTTGTTCCCAGTCTTGGCGGCTGGCGATATCGTCCTCGGCTGAGCCGGTGACATAAGCCGCCACGGCGACCAACGTATCGTCGGAAACTAACTCCGCTAAATTACCGTAAAAGTCGTCTGGCTCTTGGCCGAACATCTCTTCTTCGGGGCCAAACTCCACTAACGCGCCGCCTTGGTCATCGTCTTGGACGGTAACATTAAGGAAAGCGTCTTCTTGGTCCATGAGCTCTTGCTCGCCAATGCTCAGGGCATCGTTAGGAGCTTGTAGCAAAGCGCGGTCTACGTTACTAGGGCGGACAGGGGTAACCATTAGTAGTAAATCCTTTGTCGTGGGACGGCAGGTTCGTCTTGGTAATCTTCTGGGTGACGTACAAAACCACCCTCCCTAAAACGGCGCAAGGCTTGGGTGACGGTATCCACGTAATCGTCGTGCTCCCCTGCGGGGAAAGCAGCACACTCGTCGATGACTTCTTCAGCCCATCGGCTGTCAGGTGCCCATACTAAACCACTTTCGAACAAGGGGGCAATGCTATTGACTCGCGTGTACTTATCGTTACCACGGCTAGGGCTGTAATTGCTCACTGGTATACCCATTTGGCGCAACTCTTGGGTTAAAGGCATACCTGACGCCTTGGCCTCGATTAGTACACACTCGGGGTCCCAATACTTGTACTCCTCCATTGCAATGCGCCGCAACTCCGGGAAGTCCCACCTGCCACGTTTGGCATCCATTAGGATAATGTTGGGCGGGTCGCCATCTTGGGGGAAGAACACTCCCCATGTAGTAATAGCGGAGTAGTCGGCGGTGGTCTGCTTGCTAAAAGCGGTATCGTAACTTTGCAAAATGTAGCTCACGGCGGGCGGCTCTTCGGGCTTCCACGTTTGCCACCACTCTCGCTTAAGGATAGCAGAAACATCACTGGTAGGGTTTTGCTGCCACTGCGCTTGCCACTTACCAACCGACAAGCTACCTCGGACGGCGAGCAGGTCTTTCTTTTCCCAAAACTCAGGCCAGAGCGGCTCGTCCGTTTCGGGCATTAGAGCGGGGAACTCCACAATCTCCCACTTGTCGGCTAAGACATCCCGCGCCTGTTGGCGCAACAACTTACCGGTTAAATCGTTTTCGGCCCAGCGGGTCATGACGATTACAATCGCCCCTCCTGGTTGCAAGCGTTGGCGCGGACCACTGGTGTACCACTCGTACGCATGCTCTAAAGCCGTGGGGGAAAGGGCATCTTGCTCGGAATGCGGGTCATCGATGATCAACAAATCCGCTCCGCGCCCCGTAACCGCACCACCCACACCCGCCGCAAAATACTCACCGCCCTTACTAGTCTCCCACCGACCGGCTGCTTGGCTGTCGGCGCGTAGCTCCACGGCCTCAAACACAGCCTTGTACTCTTGAGAGTTCATTAAGTTACGCACCTTACGTCCAAACCTAAACGCCAGCTCGGCGGTGTGGGTAGTCTGCATAATCTTTAAGGTAGGCTTGCGGCCCATCAACCACGCGGGTAACAAGTAACTGCTAAACTCACTCTTGGTATGGCGCGGGGGCATATTAACAATAAGTCGCTTTAAAGATCCGTCGGCTATACGGTCAAACTTCTCCGCCATAATCCGATGGTGCCTACCGTTAATAAACTCCGGCCAAACGGTTTTGGTAAAATCCATAAAATGGCTGCGGGCCGCTTCGGCTTGTTCTAAGCGCTTGGCTCGCTGGACTAACTTAGCGTACTTGCGTAACGATTCTTCCGGCAAAGAAGGCAAGGTCATAGGGCAGTGGCTCTTGGCTGAATGTTCAATGCGAATAATACACCATATATCGAAAATTTTTCTAGCACAATGAACCTACCCCCTCTTTTCTTGTTTAGGGGGGTGGGGAGCAGGGCTTTTGGTCGAGTAAAGTTCACTAATGATATAATGTTGTTGGTCCATCGAAGATTCGGGCAAAACATGGTTAGCCTAGGGCCAACCATAAGAGTGTCGTCTCTCAGGGGGGGTAGGGGGGGTAGGGGTGGCTTGGTGTTTTGTACCAAACGGTTTTTTAACGCGCAAAAAAATGCCCGCACTAGGCAGGCATTTTGTACTGGTTGGTTTACTTGCTGGCTTGCGGTTGCACTACCAGCTTAACGTATGGTGTGCCCCACGTTGCGCTGCTAGGGCTATAGCCGCCTTGTAGCATTGCCATTAGGCAAACGGGTTTTTTGCTGCTATGCCCTAGGGGCTTAGCGGCTGCCAGTATTGCTGCTAGGCTAGTGTTACCTTCCACCCCTTGCAGCAACCAATCCTGTATGGTTTGGCGTACGCCGCCTGCTTTGCCGTTATAGCCAAACGGCACAGGGCTGCTAGTACCCGCCTGCACATTGGCCAGCGGCACAACTTGCACATTGTGTAAGTTGCCGCCTGCTGCTGTATTAACCCATGCCCACAGTTGCGCGTAAGTAATTTCCTTACCGCCAGTAAATGTAGCTACGTTTACTGCTGCTGCTGTAGTGTTTTTTGTTGCTGTTTTTGCTTTTGCCATTTTTATATACCTATAGTTGTGTATGTGTGTGTGTGTGTGCCGCTGGGCACAGTTAAATAATACTGTTTTTTGCCTTTATTGTAACCCCTTTATTTTAGAGGATTTTTTAGCATATACAGACACCACCTGTCGGTGTCTGTGGTCTTCTAACTTCTCCTCTGTTGAGATGGGAATGGGAATGGGAATGGTTTATCTTAAGGCAGCAGCCACCAGTAAGGCGACTGCCGTCAGTGCAAAGAAAATACCTAGGAGCGCCATGTCGCCATCAGCCCTCCGGCTACCATGAGTAGGCAACCTTGCATTGCAATCAAGCCTAGCCAGAACAACTCTTGAGCTTCAGCTGCTGAACAGGCAACGATCAACCCTGTTAAGAACAGGACCATACCAATGTTGTTTATCAGTCTCATACCTTTCTCCGTATGTAGTGTTGGTGTGCAAGTGTAGTATGCCAAGCTGACACTGGGTGAGCTAGTCTTGTTTGTTCAACAATACTCCGTAGAGGATGATTGATAATAACACCGAGATTGATTGATAGTGATAGGTAGGGGGGAAGTTCTTCGGAATCATCAATACTCTTCTTTTCTCTGGAATGGGAATGGGAGAAAGGGGGACAAGCCCCCTTAACTACCCCTCACTGATTTTTTCAAGCTGATACTCATATGCCCAGTGACCGTTGTCTAAATCATAAGCAATGTCCCCTTTGTGAGGCTCACCGTCCTTTATTACTGTGGCTTGGACAGGATCCTCTATACCCCATCCGTCTCTCCACATCACCACGTCACCACTACTAAACTTGTACTTGTTACGCATATGTCAAGCCCCCTTACTTACAGATTAGACAAGAAGTCAGTCAGGTCTTGTAGCTGCTTATCGTCACAAACAATAAACGCCCCGAGACAATTGACTTTTAAATAGTCATCATTAGTGTTGGTTATTGTAACGTCAGTCTGGTGCGTATACCCAGTAACCGAGATTTGGGTTAAATCATCAACCATTACCAACATGGTGTTGTCAGTCTTGTCAACAAACAACGGTTGTATACCCACTTGGTCAAGGGATTTTAATACAGCATTAGTGCAAGCAGTAAACATAATCAGCTCCTTTCTATGAGTTTTATGGTATTTGTTAATTACTACAAAGCCAGTATGCCAATAGACTTTTTGTGAAACAACCCCCCCCAGAAAAAGAAAGATATTGATTACTTATGTATATGTATACATAAGTAAAAGTCATCCTCAATCCTCCTCCTCTCGGGAAAGGGAAGGGAGAGGATGGGAGGGGAATGGGAAGTCCTCAATATTCATCCTTTTCGCAAGTCAAAAAAGAGGGAGCCGAAGCTCCCTAATCACACACGTACGACTCAAGGAGTGGTCAGGTTAACCCTGAACCACCAGTTTGACAAACGGTGTCCCCCAATACTTGCTAGACGGGGAGTAGCCACCGTGCATGAGCGCGTGGAGGCAGACCGGCTTTTTGCGCGAGTGCCCAAGCGGAGCGGCCTTATTGAGCGCAGTCTTAAGACTACGGTCACCGTCCACACCGCGTAGCATCCAGTCCTGTATAGTTTGTCGTACGCCTCCAGCGCGACCACCATAACCGAACGGTACAGGTGACGTGCTAGCCAGATCCACGTTATCCAGTGGAACAATCTTCACGTTGGCCTCGTTACCACCGGCATGCTCTTGGACAAACTTCCAGATGTCACCGTATGAAAGCTCTTCACCGGTGAGACAGAGCTCAGCCACTTTTACCTCGGCCTTCGCGACTGGTGCTTTCTTTACTGCTTTCTTAGCTGATGTAGCCATTTTCCTATCTCCTTTCTATGAGAAATGATTGGTCCTACATAACCCCTTGGTTACGGTATTCACTATACTCTCATTAGTTATCATTGCCAGTCTTTTTGCATCCTTCTTAATCGGTCAAGATTGACGTCATCATCAATCTTCCTCGTACACACCCACCATCGTTCGTCATCAATCATCCTCTTTCTTCTTAGAATGGGACGGGATAGAAGATGAATGATGATGACAAACGAGGATAGAAGAAGAGTTGACCACGCACAACGCCTCACGCATCACGGCTCATGCTCTTTCTTCCTCGCATGGGCGATAATAAAATCAAGGAGGGCGGTCCAATCATACGGCCTCCCCGTTTCCCAATCCGGGGTCAACGCCTCACGGTCCTTCGTCCCCTCAGCTAGCTCCATGGCTCTTTCTCCTCCAAATAATTTGAGGGAGGAGGAGGAAGGATGACCAACAAGGTTCCAGACACTGCCCCCTTGATTTGAATACTGTACCTGCCATGCGATTTGGTGCGGTCTCAGGTCGATCTTTCTTATGACTTTTAATTGACTGACTTTTAGTTCAATCCAAAAGGAAGTACCGTCCTTCACTCCGTGAACATCAGGTACTCCGGGAGTAGCCCAAGTCTCGAGGCGTGTCCAAAACACGCCCGAGGCTTTAGTCCCTTGTTTTAACTTACTCCATAACTGGGACTCAGGTTTAGACATCCGCCCCTCCGTGGCCGACTACCGCTTGCAGTTGCTCTTGACACGATTCACACGGGGTTTTATCCTCGTTTTCGATGTATTTCGCGTAGTTATTGCCGAGCATCGGCTTACCGCACAGGGTTTGTCCCTTACCCGCGATATTCCAGTGTTGCTGCCCAAGACGTTTTGTCCATTCATCAATCCGCATAAAGCACCTCCATCAATTGGTGTGGTTGTGTTTCAAAAGTAACCCAGTCACCGCAGGCTACCGATTTATCACCTACGGTCACTGGTAGCGTCTTAGCGTATTGAATAAACCGACCTAAGCGCTCCTCCTCGAACAGCTCATGCAACTTGTCATGCTGCTCGCAATAGCAGTACGCGACTGCCCACAGGGTACCCATCACAGGCATAAACGACACTTGGTCGTCACTTGCTATGTTAAATACCTCAATCATGACATATCCCCTAGCATGCCGTCGGCTATCCACTCTTCTGGGTGTTCGGACCATTGCTGCAAGAAGTCTGCTTGCCATGCCATGTCGGGGTCTACTACAGGCATATCACAGGGGTAGTCCCTATTGCCGTCTTCCATTAAGGCATTGCATCCTAGCTGTGCAAAGAGCTTGGCGCGATTCTTGTAATCGCCAAACTCGTGTAGGGTGTCATGCTCCCAAGGTTCTCCACAAAACTTACAATGTATATCCATGTCGCAACTCCTTTCTATGAGTTAGTGAGCGTACCTACTTGGTACATTACAATGGTGCGCCACGACACCAACCCCGAGCAACTCTTGTTTAGTCTTCTTGCGTCGCTTCACCTTCGATCACTAGATTACCTTGCATAATCGCCTGTAGAGCAGGGAAGTCTTCTTGGAGTTGTTGTATTTCTTTAAGGACTTCCTCTTTGCTCATCTGGTCAATGCGCCCGTGCAAGATTTCTTTGCGATCTATGTACAATCCTGCTGCTTGGCCTCTAGACTTTTCCGCAGCGACAGCCGCAGCGAAATTGTTACCACTGAGGGCAGCATCACGGATCTCTGCTAGTTTTCTGACATGGCCTTCAAATGTGACTTCGTACTTGACGCCAAGCTCTTGTTTGATTTCTGCAATACGTTGATTGACCCTAGGGTTCAGCTTGAGCATTTGCGAAGCAATAGACGCAGCGGAGTTCTCACTGAATCCAGCACGGAGAGCGGCTTCTGTTTGGGTGACATCTTCGCAAGCAAAGATCATCGCAAACTTTTCCTGCTTTGCAGTGAGATTCCTTACCTTGTCCGAGCGGACGGGCACATCCAACTTCTTTTTGTGAGTAACTTTTGGCAGAGCCATCGTATCTCCTAGACTAACTTACCGGACTTTACATAATAGGTCGAAAATCGCGAAGGACAAAAATGCATTTTATCACATTCCGTCGCCGCGCGAACACGAGTTTGATGAACATATATTTTTCTATATTGGTCCATTTGGACATAACTCCTTGAATAACCAAGTATAGTGTGATATCGTATATTATAGAATGTTAAAAATCCATTTTACGCATCTCGCGAATTTCGACCTATTATGTAAAGTCCCCTGAACAGAGGTTATTGGTCAAAAATTGATCAACTTTTGAATTCTGTAAGACTTTTTTGAATTCTGTAAGACTTTTTGAATTCTGTAAGACTTTTTGAATTCTGTAAGACTTTTTGAATTCTGTAAGACTTTTGCCATAATCCCCGCCCCTTACTCGACGCCCCTAGGCTGTTTGATAGTGCATGCCTAGGGGTAAGGCAGGGGTGGGGTTGTCCAAGGGCAGGTAGACAGTCTAGCGGCGGCTTGGGATTATCCAAACAGTTTGTGCCATAAGGTAG